GTTTTTATGAAGTGCTGAAGATTCTGGAGAATCGCGTCAAGGGGATCACGAAGGCGGGCACGCTCAATGGAATCAAGGTAGCGATGCAGGCCCAGGGGTGGAGAGAAACCGAGGTGTTCCCAGACATCCGGCAATCGAGGTTTGAGAGATGAGAACGCTGATAGTTCTGAGTGGTCATCCTTGGCTGTATCGTTGTGCTCAGTGGGAGTATGTGAAGCTGCTGATCAAGACGTGTGCCGACAGCGGGTACTTCTACGCAGTGGTGCCAAACGAGTCGATCGTCCAGGATGAGTTGCCCAATTGCACCATTCTGAGATCGAACACCGACAGCGGGTACTTCTACTACCGAGACATCGGGAGCTTCACCAACGTGAACGACGGGCAGTACCCCGTAGACTGCGCGATTACGTTCACAGCTGAGATGGCGTTAGGGATTGACCTCCAGGTCAACCAGCGAGGATTCAGCGAGACGTATCACAACATGCCGATCGTAGTCTGGCATCACATGTTTCACGCGGTGAAAGATGAGAAGTGGCGCGCAGCGACGACTTTCTATCCGAGCATCTACGGGAGTGAGAGGGACTACAACGCCTATCGAGATTTCCTGGTGTCGAGGTATCGACCGACGAAGGCTCAGGAGATCCTGAAGACCGCAACGTCAGTGACGTTGTGCGGTAAGGATCTCGAAGGGATGGTGAAGAAGGCCCAGGGGGTGGAGAAGTTCAAGAAACCGTCGATTCTGTTCGGGTGCAGATTCAACGCGTGGCACAAGCCAGATGAGGCCCTGAGCATCCTGGAGAAGGTATACGCGACAGGTCGAGATTTCGACTTGTACATCACAACGCCGGACCAGGGGATCGACGACGAGTACGTGAAGAGGATCGAGACGCTTGGAGGAGAGATTCACTACACCTGTGGGCAGGAGAAGTTCCACGAGTTGTTGATGAAGTGCCATATCGGCCTGATCACGGGAGAGGCAGCGAGTCCAGTGTTTGTCCCGGAGTACGTGTGCGGTGGTACGTACATCGTGGCGGAGAAGCCCCATACAGACTTCCCCGAGATCGACGCGATGGACCCACCGTATCCCTACGGCTACGAGAGCCCACACGAGGCCGTGAAGAGGATCATCCATCTACTCGACAATCTACCTGTCCAGTACAAGCGGATGGCCTCCAGCGGCTGGGCAGAGCAGCTGGCCGGCTCGCTAGATCAAACTCATTCGAGTCGAGCCATCTTCGAGTTTTGCCGGGCTCAAGTGCCCATGTTCAAGAAGTCGGCGGCTGGAGGCATCGGGAACTACAGAGCGAAGCGTCTGGCCGCGCAGCTGGCCTCACTCGGCGGAGATGCGACCCTGACGAAACTCCTGGAGCGACTGGAGGCGTCGGGAGGAATCGTCCGCGACAAGCAGATCGGGAGATGGATCACGAGAAAGCTGGTCCATGATCTCATGGTTAGTAACCCAGCCATCGAGGATGCCTGCGATAGTGACGAGCCGCGCTACGTGATGGACCACGAGAAGTATCGCGAGTGGGTGAAGACCATGAGCGGTGTCGAAGACGACGGACAGCCGATCCGGCTGCTGTAAGGAGAAGGAAGATGGACGAAAAAACACTCGGCGGAACCTATGCAGTTGCAGCGATCGAGCTGATCGACCCGAACCCTTGGAATCCGAACGTCATGGCGGACAAGGAGTTTGATCGACTTGTCCAGGAGATCGAAGAATCGGGCATGATCGATCCGATCCAGATCGTTCCCATTGGGACGAAGACGGCCCGGAAGAAGTTGACTTCACAGCTCAGTAAAGCTGTCAAGAAGAGCTTCGAGACAGGGAAGGAGCCCCGGATCGATACGGCAGAGAAGATCCGCTTCCGGATTCTCGGAGGAGAACACAGGTACAACGCCTGCAAGCTGCTCGGATACCAGAATATCCCCAGCATCATCCTTGACGACGAGAAGTGGCAGGATGAGGACACCCAGAAGTTTGTGACGCTACGGCTCAACGTCATCAAGGGCGACATCGACGGCGAGAAGATGATTAAGCTCTACCACGACGTGGCGGATCGTCACGCCAAGGGTGAGCTGGCCGAGAAGTTCGGCTTCACGGACCAGGATCGGTTCAAGAAGTTGGTCGAGCAGACGAAGAAGTCGATGAAGGAGGCGGGCCTTCCAAACAAGGCCACGAAGGATCTTGATGCGGAGCTGGACAAGGTCGGGGACGAAGTCCAGGCAGTAGAGCAACTGTCGGAGATCCTGCACAAAATCTTCAAGAAGTACGGCAAGACGGTGAACCTGCACTTCGTCTACTTCGATTGGGGAGGCAAGAAGCATCTACACGTCCAGTGCAACGACAAGACCTTCAAGACGGTCGAGAAGATGATGAAGGCCGCACAAGCTGCGGAGATCGATGCGAACAAGGTGTTCCAAGCTCTCCTCACAGACTGGGCCACCAAGATCGCAACGCTCCAGTCCAAGTAGCTGTTCGTCCTGGACAGCAGACCCTTTTTCTGACATCCTAGCAGTCAGTCCGAGGACATGAATGACCAGGCCCCTCCGTCCTGGTTTCCGGCCCCGGAGACGAGATGGCCAGGGAAGATCGAATGACTCCTGAGCTAGATCAAGCCATACTTACATTCGAGCGCGAGTGCAGGAACTTCGACGAGACCACAACGCGGTCGATGCAGAAGCTGGAGGCGCTGAATGGCGGGGGACGACCGAGGTCCGATGGACCCGCACCGCTGGAGGCTCAAGAAGTTCGGGGAAGAGGGGGAGACTCAAGCCCCGGTGGAGATGACACAGGAAGAGCGATTTCTTTGGGCCTTCGAGAAGTCAGCTCAGGCCCTTACAAGACTATCCAGTCGCGACGAGAAGCTGGCTTCGGCTCAGGAGACTCAAAGAGTTCTCTGCGACGAAAGAACAGCGCGCTGCATGGAGTCGAAAGATCTGTGCCAGACGAGAATCGACGCGATGGTCAAGGCATGGAAGGAACGGGAGAAAGCCTGGGAGAAAGAAAAGAACGACTACCTACAGAGAATCGATACGATCATCAAGTACGCCCCGAAGCAGCCCAAGTGGATATGGGCATTCCGCGAACTGACGAGGATCGCAGAAAAGAGGCCCTGGCCATTCGCAGTGGTGACCATGTTGTCCATACTCGTCGTCTTAACAGCGCTATTGTTCGGCGACGATATAGGCAAGATCACCGGCCTCCTCTCTGGATAGTCATCAGCTGGGCCGCAGCAGGGATGGCCTTCATCATGCTCATGGGAGCCCTGGCATCCTCGATCTGATATCAGGGAATCGGACCTCCAGCAGCATAGCTGAAATCTTTCCATGAAAGCGCGGAGAACCATATCTACCACGCAACCGATTGCGGGAGCCAGGGGAAGAAATATGCTAAGGTAGGGTCACCAGGTAGGTTCTGGCGGTCAGAACCGAGGAGACGGTGATGGGTAAGTACCGGAAAAGGTTGCCGGTAGGGAGTCGGGCCTTCAAGAGAATCCGCATGCTTCCATGCCTTCCCGAGTTACGCGCGAAGGTGGTGACAGGTGTCGCTGCGACCGAGATCGCAAGGTGGCTCCAAGACGAGATGGGGCACCATACGGACATGAATGTGTACCACCTGGCTGCGGAGGTTCAGGGGTACAGACGAAACTTGGCCTCGATGGAGCTGATCGAGGTTCGGCAGCCGGAAATTTTCGAGCAAGCAAAGAAGGAGATCCATGACGGCCTGGACGAGCTGAAGGAATTGGACGAGATGTTCCAGATGCAGAAAGAGCGTATCCAAGGTGCTCGGGACATGGAGAAGGAGTTAGGTGGGCTGCTCAACGCCCGAATCACCAACGAGATGAGGGTGGCGACGGAGATCTTGAGGGCAAGCCACAACATCAAGATGGATTTGACAGGGGGTAGAGAGCTGGGGACCTTGACCGTTCAGCCCCATGCCTTGAAGGATGTCAAAGGCAGATACGGCGAGAAGGTCGATGGTGTGATGCAAGATCCGCAGAAGAGAGAGCGAGTGCTTGGCCTCTTCGGCAAGCTGATGACGGCGGTGCAGGCTCTTCCCGAAGATGAAGACGACGTGATCGAAGGTGACCCCAAGGCGGTAGTGGCACAGTCGTCATGATCTTCTTCGACGGCAACAGGGCGAAGACAGTTCGCACGTCTCACGAGACGAAGCAGTCTCTGATTAGTCTCCTGAAAGACCTGGACCCGGATGAACGCGAGGCTCTCCAGGTGATGCTCGAACAAGCCGAGGAAGGGGAGGGAGAGCTTGTAGATTTGATGGCCGAAGCCCAGTGGGAACGTGAGCCGGTGTCGATGGAGCAGTTCCTGGATGATCCCTATTACATGGGGATCTCGGCAGAGACGTTGTATCCAAAGATTCGCGAAGACCTGATCATGCTGTTTGAGGATGGGGGGTACAGCGAGGCGATTCTCAGTGGAGCGATCGGGTGGGGCAAGACCATGATGGCCAGCATGATAGCTGTACGGCTACTGTACGAGCTGTCGTGCTTAAGAGAGCCGCAGAGAAGCTACGGCTTGAGTCCGGGGTCAGAGCTGCACATGGTGTTGCTCTCGAAGAACCTGATTTTAGCTCGCCGGGTACTGATGTCGGCGGTGAAGGAGAAGTTAGAGGTAAGCCCTTACTTTCAAGAGGAGTTCCCGTACAAAGCCGGGTCGGAAGAGATTAAGTTTCCAAAGGGGATCGTGGTGCAGATCGGATCAGTCAATTCCGAGCGAGTGTTGGGCTTGAACGTGATCAGCGCCTTCCAAGACGAAGCCAACTTTTCAGCCGCGAAGAGCGCCGTGATTAAACGTGGCGCGGGCGAGAGGGCGGATATACACCATTTTGACGCAGCAGAGAAGTTGTATACATCAATTAACATGCGCATTAAGAGCCGGTTTCTTCGGGGGGGCAGGGTGCCGGGTATGAACGTGTTGCTATCGTCAAGGACGACCAAGAATTGCTTCACGGATCGGCGCGTAAAGGCGTCGAGGCTCGACCCGACAGTGATCTGTTTTGACTATGCGACGTGGGACGTGAAGCCGGCGCGTGGATTCAGCAAGAAGTGGTTCCGGGTGTTGGTTGGAGGGGTGACAGTTCGATCCCGAATCATGAAGAAGGACGAAGAGCTTCCAGAAAAGTTTCTCCAGGATACGGATTCGACAGTTGTCGAAGTTCCGGAGGACTATAGGAACGATTTCGAGTCGGATCTGAACAAGGCTATTCGTGACGTAGCAGGGCTCTCGACAGATGCCATCAATGCGTTTTTGTCGCGGCATGAGAAGATTTTTGAGGCCGCGGAACGTGGCGAGAAGATGGGGATGGAGCATCCCTTCACGGTAACGGAGTACACCTATGGGCAGAACGGAGACTTCCGCTGGGACTTGTTGGTGGAGTCGTTCAAGCGGAAGCTCAAGGGCGGACATATCGAGCAGGCGTGGAAGCCGAAGGTGAAGCCGAGCGCACACCGGCATGTCCATATCGATACATCGCTATCAGGGGATGCCACAGGGGTCGCGATGGGGAGGATCGATCGCTGGATCGACGTGGTGAGAAGGGGTCCGGACGGAAAGGAATACGCTGAGCTGGCCCCGGTGATCGTGATCGAGTTCATGTTGAGGATTTTGCCGCCGCCGGGAGAACAGATTTTCCTCCCGGACGTAAGAAGGTTGGTATATCAACTTATGGAGCGTGGGTATCCGATCAACAGCTTCAGTTGTGATAGCTACCAGTCGGCTGAGATGCTCCAGCAGGTGAAGACGCGCGGGGTGCACGCGGAGCTGATTTCAGTCGATACGAAGACGGACCCATATGACAAGCTGAAGTCGGCTATGTATGAGGACAGGTTGATCATGTATGTTTACCAGCCATTCATCGACGAGGCTGTCGCGTTGGAGTATGACTACGAAAAGGGAAAGGTGGATCATCCACTTGCTTTTTCGAAAGATGTTGCAGATGCAGTAGCCGGAGTGGTCGAGGGTCTACATAGGTTTGCACTGCGAGCACCCATGCCGATGGTGATGAACGATGATGAGAATCGAGATGAAGATGGCGACCACAAGTGGGTGCTGGGGGACAAGAAGATTCCGGTGAAGCCGACGACAAGACGTGGTAGAGTGGCGGGCAAGGCGAACGTGGTGCTCCCACCCGTGCTGAAGGACTAGCAATCGATTGCGGATGGACTAGCTCATGGGCTGGACGGACAACATCGCAGACCGTATCCGTGCACGATTCACGGTAGACAAGGAGAAGAAGGCCCTGGACGCGGGGCGAGGCCGTATTCCAGCGGGAGCCCGGATCGGCATGGGGACCGCAGATTCAGCCTACGGATACGAGCAGCTGTCAAGCCATCTCAACCTCGAACACGACTTGATGGGGAGGTATATCGACTACGAGGAGATGGACGATTTTCCAGAAATCAGCGCGGCTGTGGACGTGTACGCGGATGACTCGACCCAGATCGACCTGATGAGAAGGAAGACGGTTTGGGTCGTGAGCGAGAACGAGCGTGTTCGCCAGATCTTGGACGACTTGCTGCACAAGCAGTTGCGGATCGAAGAGGATGTGTGGGGAGCTACACGTACCCTTGTCAAGTACGGCAACCTCTACGGAGAAATTCTGGTCAACCAGGAAGGTGTGATCGGGCTCAACTTCCTTCCGCCGCCGACGATGAGGCGGATCGAGGATGAGAGCGGAGGGTTGCTAGGGTTCGTGCAGGACCCAGCAGGTAGAGGGCTGACGCTTCGCGAGTTCAGGACACTACTCAACGACAAAGGACAGATTGTCACCAAGCCGGTGGAGGCGAAGCCAGAGTCGAAACCGTTTGGAGCCGGGGCCGTAGGTTCCGAAACGATGGCCAGTTCGGATGTATCGAAGGTGGTCCCCTTCGAGGATTGGGAGGTGGTCCATTGGCGACTTCGTGGGAAGCATCTTCGAAGCATATACGGCTTTAGCGTCCTCGAAGCCGCGAGATGGGTGTGGCGGCGGCTGACACTGCTAGAAGATGCGGTGTTGCTGCACAAGCTGACGCGGTCGCCCGCGAGGTACGCGTACTACATCGACTGCGGAGATCTCTCGCCTCAGCAGGCGATGGCCTACGTCAACGAGATCAAGAACAACTACAAGAAGAAGAAATACATCACGAGCGACGGGAAGATCGATTTCAAGGTCAACCCGCTCGGAGCGCAGGAGGATTTCTGGCTTCCGTCGAAGGGCGGCAAGGAGTCTACGCGGATCGATCTACTCAGCGGAGCGGACTGGCAGGCTCTCGACGACGTGAACTACTTCCGGTCGAAGCTGTTTACAGCGCTCAAGATGTCGTCGTCCTTCGTCGGCCTTCAGGAGGGCGGGGACACAAGGTCGAACCTGGCGAATCAGGATGTCCGGTTTGCGAGGACCGTGCTTCGTCTCCAGCGCGAGTTTCGGAACGGATTGAAGAAGGTTTGCCGAGTTCACCTGGCCGCGTTGGGAATTGATCCTCACGCGGTGGAGTGGGATGTGCAGATGGCGTCGCCGTCGAGCATCTTCGAGCTGGCGCAGATCGAGGCACGAACGGCGCAGACCCAGCTGGCAGAGCAGATGAGCACCTTCGTGCCGAGGCAGTGGCTCCTCAAGACCGTGTTCGGGTTTACCGAGGATGAGATTGCCGACATGCAGGGTAAGAAGGATGAAGAGGACGACGCCGAAGCGGTCAAGCTTGCCGAGCGGGAGAAGAAGCAGGCGGAGATCCTTGGGATTACTCCGGAGCAACAGCTGGGCGGAGGAGAGCCGCCGGCTGAGCCAGAGCCCAGGCCGTCACCCGAGGAATCGACAAAATATCCTTCGAATGACGTAGGCGAGATCGACGACATGCTTTCGTCCCTTGAGCCGAAGCCCCAGGTAGACGATCTGTACGGGATGCTCGATGCTTTGCTGGAGGCGAATCCCGAGCTGTTGACCGAGGAAGAGCGGAACCCGACTCCGAAGAAGGTGTCGTTCAAGAAGGTCGCAGGGTAGAACGCTGGAGTTGTGATGACGGACATTCGAGAAGAACGCGCGGAGATCAAGAAGAAGGCAGAGGCGGTCGTCGAGGCGATAGCGGGCGGGGACGGTAGCCGCAATCGATTGCGGGAGTTGTGGGAGGGGATCTCAAAGAGCGGCGCGATGACGGTCGAGGGATTGTCGCGGCAGATGGCTGAGGGGCTATCCAAATCTTCAGGATGGTCGGATGTCTACGCGGGGCATGAGCGTGAAATCCGAGTGTTCCTTCGTGGAAGCATCGGAAAGTTGCAAGAGTCGATCCCTTCGAAAAGATTTCGAGTGCTCGGAACGAAACATGCGCCCAAGAATCCCGAACGATACCGACGTGACGTGATTTCGTCGTTCGAGGAAGTTCTTAGCGGCTATGAAAGCGTGGCAGAGTCTGTCAAGACGCTTGACAACGCGCACGAGGACGGTTCAAATCAATACGTGAACGTTCCGGATGGAGTCACTGCACAGGTTTTGCAGGGCTTCGCGGGGTCACTGGCCGAAGGGGCGGCAACTGTCGCAGACAACGGTCGCAAGATCCTCGCACTGGAAGGTGGGCGCGGAGAGTTGAACAAGCTGGCGCGTCTACATGACATGCTGGCAGATGGGTTGGAAGACTTCACCATCGGAGCGGCCTTCATCACGAAGATCGGTCGAGAAGCGGCCAAGGAGGAATCGAGGACATGAGGACCCTGCAGGAACAGCTGAAGAGCATCGGCCTGACGGAAGGGATCGATCTGGGGATGGCGGGCATCAAGCCCCTCGACGAGGGTGAGAGCACGGATACGATCACCGATCCGGATGACCTATCCGAGGCCGAGAAGGAGGCCATCGGGGAGGCTGCCAACACCATCGCCGAGACCACCTACAACAAGATCCTGGAGGATTACTCCGAGTACATTGACTACGACGAGGAGGAGTTCCAAGAGGATCTGTTCCAGTCAATCGTCAACCTCCTCTCGGAGGAGGTGGTCAAGGGCACGGAGCTGGATGAGGCTCAGCGCATGATCATGAAGCTGGTCGGTGGCCGGCTGAAGAGAACCGTGCAGAAGCTGCGGTCGGTTGGCGAGCGTCGCAAGGCTCGGATGAAGGCCCGTCGCAAGAAGGCTACCCGTCGCATCACCGCGCGCAAGTACCGGCGTTCCGCGAAGGGTCGTCGCTACGCCAAGCGCAGGGCCAAGGCCGAGCGGAAGATGGGTGAGTCCGCAGTCGCGGGCGAGCTGAGGAATCTACTCACCGAGTCCACCAAGGCCAAGGTGAGTGGAGACGACCTGGCCATGCTGGTCGTCGAGGCGACCGAGCGGACGGACAACGTGTTCCGTCTTCTGGCCGACTTCTTCGAGGAGTTCGGCACCGAAGAGGATGTGGACATCGCTGGCGTGCTGGACGAGGGCATCGAGGCCATCGACAGCTACCACAAGACCCTCCTGGAGGGTGAAGTGGACGTCGCGGATGCCATCGAGCGCCTCAAGAAGTTCTCCAAGATGACGGCTTCCGCCCTCAAGGAGTACAACAAGTACGACATGGTGGTGGAGGACGATGACGAGGAGGACGACCCCGATACGGACCCTACCGACGACTAGGGGACGGCGCGCTGTCCGAGGGCTTTCGCAAGCGTAGGACGGCGTACAGGTCGGGACGTCGGGAGTTGATCGGGATCGAGGACGTGCTGCCCAAATTGGCGCGTCCCAACGATCCCGACAACCCCCGGAAGACGAAGCGGAAGTTGACAGTCCGAGGTCGGCGGAAGAATCGGAGCGTGCTTGCACGCACCGAGCTGAGAAGCAAGATCCGCTGGCGGAAGTACTGAGGAGTCCATGAGCGAGGTCAAGCCACTTTTCGAGGAAACCAGCGCAAAACTGACGCTGACCGAAGACAAGAAGACAGGCAGGTGGTTCGCTCGTGGCCCCTTCGGTTACTGTGGGCAGAAGACGGCGAACAACCGGCGCTACTCCAAGGCGATCATGGAGTCGAACTTCCAGCGGCTGGAGGAAGGCATCGGTCGGCGTCGGGTGTTCGGTGAGCTGGATCATCCATCTACGGGCAAAACGAGTCTGAAGCGTGTATCTCACGTGATCACCAAGCTGGAGATCGCGGAGGATGGGACGGTGGACGGCGAGGCCGAGATCCTGGACACGCCCAACGGACGCATCTTCAAGAAGATCGTGGAGGCTGAGTGCGAGGTGGGGATTTCATCTCGCGGCGTCGGCACGACGAAGGTGGCAGAAGACGGCGTCGAGGACGTCCAGGACAACTTCCGTCTCAAGACCTACGACTTTGTTGCAGACCCAGCAGCGGGTGTATTCCCCGAGGCCATCCAGGAAGATATCGCAGCCATCCAAGAGGACGTGGTCCAGGCACTCACTTTCGAAGGTGTGGTGCTGGACGACATCCCGGACGTGATCGTCGAGGCGCTTCGTGAGGGTCAGCAGTGCAAGCTGCGGGAAGAGCTGCGCGGGGAGCTGCTCGAAGAGCTGAAGTCCGAGCTGGACGAGGGCGAGGCCAAGGCGTTTCGCCGTGTGGTCGGGCTGTGCGAGGGTGAGGTCATCGAGACCCTGGACGAGGGAACCTCGGTCGAGGATCTGTCGCCCGAAGACGCTGAAGCGTTGCTCAATACCTACGTCGAGTCCCTCAAGACGAAGGCGGCGGAAGCGGAGAACCTCACGGAGGCGGTCAAGCCCGGTACGTACTTCGCAGTCGTGGACATCGACGTCCCCGGCGGGAAGCTCCTGGAAGGTCCCTACAAGGGCGTGAAGAAGGCGGACCAGGCGGCGGAGAAGTACCGTCCCAAGAAGAACGTTCAGATCATCGACGCGCTCTGGTACAACCCGGCGCGGGCCAAGCTGAAGGCAGCTGGCATGGTCGAGGATGAGATTCCCGATGTCGAGCTGGATATTGCGTCGCTGATCACGGGGGGCGAAGAGGACTACCAGGTCAAGCTCGCCGAGGAGAAGGAGCGACTGTCGGCTGAGCTGGTGCTGCAGCTGGAGTCCTTGCGTGACACCATTCGTGCAGAGATCCGTGAAGAGCTGGAGCTGGATACGGACGTTGCCCGCCTGCGCGGCGTGATGGAGCAGATCGCGGGCGCGATTCGACCATTCCTGACTGACGACAACGACCAGAAGGTGCAGACTCTCCAGGACCAGATCGACGCCTACGACGACGCAGTACGGAATGCCGAGTTCGAGACAGCGACGGCACGACTGGAGACCGAGGAAGAAAAGCAGAAGGCCGAACGCGTGAAGCTGGAGGCCAAGCTGACCGAGTCTCTTGCCGGTCACCCGAAGGCGGAGAGAATCCGCACCATGCTCGGCCCCATCGACCGGATCAAGGACGAGACCGAGCTGGAGGGCCGCCTGAGCGTCATGTTCGAGGAGTTGGGTAAGCCCGACATCGAGAACGAAAAGTTCAAGGGTGAGGTCGAGAAACAAAAGGCCCTCGCGGAGAAGCGAGAGGAGAAGCTTCAGGACGAGCTGGGCAAGCTCAAGGAGAGTCACGACGAGCTTCATGGCAAGCTGGCGCGTGCTGTGGAGATCGGGATGGTGCTAGACGCCCGGAACAAGGCAGCCGGGCAGGTCATCGGCCGGAGAGACGCCGTTTCGTTGTGGGACAAGATCGAAGAGGCCGACAACGAGAAGGCTGTCACGCGCATCCTGGAGGACGTCGAAGACGAGCGGAACATCAACGAAGATGAGGAAGCCGCACGGATTCGATCCAGGACAAAGCGTGGGTTCGAAAGAAACAGAAAGCTGGAAGAGTCTCGACACGAAAACGGAGAGGGTGGTACAGTCCTTGGGCAGAGCATGTCACACATGAGGACGCTGGCCGGAATCTAAAGGAGCAGGACGATGACCGAAGCACGAGAAATGCGGTTTCTGCAGGAGAACGGAAAGCGATCCGTTCACGACGCCTCATTCGTGGGGCAGCTGAAGAGGAAGTGGGCCAGTCTGCTGGAAGGGGTCAAGGGTCCCCACAAGGCGGGCGTAACCGCCCTGCTCCTGGAGACGGAGCTGGAGTATCTCGACGGCATGACCGAGGAGACGCAGGCGAGCGGCGCAGGGTCGTTCGTCAAGTACGTCTTCCCGGTGCTGCGCCGGGTATTCCCGAACCTGATCGCACACGAGATCCTCACGGTGCAGCCGATGACGGCCCCTGTCGGCGCGGTCTTCACCTACGAGTACCAGCACGCCAACGCCAAGGGATCGGTGAGCGCGAACGACAACCTGATCGAGACCTTCGACAACTGGTACAGCTCGGAGAAGGTGCCCGAGGAGCAGCCGACCGGGTGGACTGGCGATGGTTCCGAGGATACCTTCAGCGGCACGCTGGAGTGGACCCCGGTTCGTGGCCTAGACGCGGACAACGGGTGGAGCGTGACGGTCACGGACGGCACCGAGACCTTCACTGACGATGGTGCAGGAGCGCTCACGGGCGACGCAGGCGGAAGTGGAACCGTCAATTACACCACCGGAGCGATCGAGGTGACGTTCGACGCTGCGCCGGATGCAGACCAGGACATCACGGTCACCTACTGGTACAACTCCGAGAGCAACACGGACGTTCCCGAGGTGAACATTGCCCTGAGCATGACCGAGGTCCGGGCGGAGACCCGGAAGCTGAAGGCGGTGTGGAGTGCCGAGGCCGCGGACGACCTGAAGGCGTTCCATGGCATCGAGGCCGAGACCGAGCTGGTCGCAGGGATCGCGAATGAGGTCGCGCTGGAGATCGACCGCACCATGATCGAGATGATCAAGACGGGCGCGGGAAGCACCTCCAGCTGGGCCTACGCGAAGCCGACTGGCGCGGTCGGTGAGCTGGACGCGATCAGGAATCTACTGACCATCCTGAGTGCTCGCAGTGCGAAGATCTACGTGGACACCAAGCGCGCCCCGGCGAACTTCATCGTGAGCACCCCCGAGGTCGTGGGCCTGATGGAGCAGCTGACCACGCATGGCGACTACAGGCCGATCTTCACCAGCAACCCGGATGACCCCTACGGCCCCGTGGACCCGCAGAACCCCGGAAGCTACGGTCCCCTGACCAGCCAGTTCGGAGTGATGCGAGCCGGAACGCTCATGAACAAGTGGGCGATCTACCAGGACCCGTTCCTGACCGCCGCGACGGCGACCAAGGCAGCCATCATGGGCCTGAAGGGACGCAGCTTCATGGATGCAGGCGCGTACTACGCTCCCTACATCCCGCTGCAGATGACCCCGACGTTCCTGGACCCCGACAGCCAGGACTACAAGAAGGGCATGCGGACCCGGTACGCGAGCGGAGTGCTCCGGAGCGAGTACTACTGCGACATCTCCATCACCGGCCTGCCGACCTAGTCGCATTGAGCGGTTAGGCTGAGCCGAACCGAAGGGCGGCTCTCCTCACGGGGAGTCGCCTTTTGGCGTTTGGAGGTATGAGTTTCCGGGACAGATGCGGTATAGTGTGGATTGTTCAAGAAAGGTGGTACTTCCGATGGTGAAAGAGGAACCGAGATTCAAACTGCACAAGAACGTGAATATCCCCAAGGGTGGAGTGACGGTCAATCCGGTCGATGGCGAAGGCCATACTTTCTTCGATCGGGAAGACGAGGTGGCCGGCGAGCGGTGGGCGTTGTGGGAGGGGTCGCTTTTGCAGAGGGTGAGACGAGTCCGTAGACCCATCGTGAAAGCCGGGACTGCCCGGAAGTTGGTGGATGAGACAGCCTCACAGTCCACTCCTGAGCCGCCGGAGCCCGAGACGGCCTTGGATATGCCCAATGAGCCTGAAGCCGCTCCTGAGCCTGTTGTGGAGCCGAAACGGGCTGAATCGAAGCCTGCTGCCGAGCCGAAGTCTATCTCGAAGACGAAGGTGGAGCCGCCCACCAAGATCGAGACTCCGGTCGGTGCTGTGACAGTCCACCGTGATGCGGGCGAGGACGGAGTGCTTGGCACGGACGACGACAAGGTTACGATCAAGAAGACGACGAAGGGCACGACGGGGGCAGCGGCCAAGGCGAAGCTCGCAAAGAAGGCCCCGAAGAAGACCCCGGAGAAGACATCGAAGAAGAGTGCGGAAAAGACGACCAAAAAGGCACCCAAGAAGGCCACGGCGAAGACCAAGAAGACCGCAGGCAACAAGACTGCGAAGAAGGAAACGGACAAGCCCAAGCCGAAGCGGGTGCGGCGTAAGAAGGCAGCCACGAAGTAGATTCGCAATCGATTGCGGCCACAGAGGCAGGGATGTTGGTAAAGGAGCAGGACACAGGTGTACAGACAGGCCCCCTGTTCCCAGTGGATAAGATAGGGTTTGCGGCCTATTTACGGCACAAGAAGGTCAAGCAGATCACGGTTTTTCGACGAGAAGATAAAAACCGAAAGGGCCGGCGTGTTTTCTGGGTTTTCGAGCTAACTGAAGGGGAAGCCCGGGAGTATTTCATCAAGTGGGGGCAATCGAGCGAAGTTTCGTATTTTCGAGAGTATCTGGAGTGCAAGGCCCAGATGAAGATGATTCGGCAGTGATGGCGAGATAGCGGTTGATTTTGCCTTTGTAGTCCAGTTACAATATCCGTGTTCGGCTCACCATAAAAAACATGCCGCCAGAAGCAGTGGTTCCCAACCACGCCAATGCAGCGTGAAAACCCCGGTTTTGTTGGAGAACTACGCAAATGAGTCGGTATGCAGAAACCAAGGTAGTCACGGGAAACGCCTACTTCCCCTTCATCAGCGCAGAGGGAGCGGGCCAGACGTTCACCCCCACGGTGTACCGTGCGGAGTACGGGACAGATCCCGATCCGACGATCTCCCTCACGGGAGCTTCGGGAGTGATCGATCTGGAGAACGGCGTTTACGCCCTCCAGGTCGATTCGGGGGACATGGCGACAGGCAACAACTACTACGCCGTGTGCAAGTCCGCGAGCGAGACGATCACCATCCCCATGTGGACCATGCAGGCCGAGGATGTCAACACCCTCGGGGCGGAGATCGGCGACTTCTCCGACCTGACGAATCTACAGAGCCTGTTGGCGGTGTTGGGGTCCAGCGCTCTCGACGACGCTGGATCGGGTGTTGGGACGATCCTTCTCGATATCGTCAGCGACAGCGATTACGGCCTCATGGTGGCAGCGGACAACCGCGGTACTCCGGGTCGTGTCGTGTCCGAGGAAGTGGATACGGGTGAGAACTGCGATGGCGTGGAGACCGAGTTCTCGTTCACCATCACCGTCGATGAGGAGTCCATCCGTCCCGGATCGGTGGAGGTCTACAGCAGTGGGGACTCCGATGACAAGGCGTACGACAACGGCTCTGGAGGCTTCTCGGCCCCGGACAGCGGCACCATCGACTACAGCACCGGGGCCGTTTCTGTCACGTTCGGGACAGCTCCCGTCGCGGGCGACCTGACCGTGGACTACATCGAGCTGGACGTTCTCGGTGATCTGGAATCGGAGGATCTGGGAACAGGCCAGAGGCGCATCTACAGCGCGATCGACGAGCAGCTCGCAGGGAACATCGAAGACGAGTTCGAAGGTGTTCATGGCTCGCCGGACAACCTGGCGACGGCTCTGTTGGCAATTGCCAACTACGCAGACATCCTGGACGATGGCACCAACGGGCTCGCGAACCTGAAGAGCCTGATCGACACGGTAGACACCGTGGTGGATGGCATCCAGACCGACCTGAGCAACGGAACGGACGGCCTCGGGGCCATCAAGACCGCGGTGGACGCCAACCAGACCGACATCGAGCTGGTCAAGACCGAGATCGGCGATGTCTCCGAGGAGACCGAGCTGGGCGGTGACGGAGCGACCGACGTGGCTGGTGCCCTGGAGCTGATCTACGGCGTGATCGGTGGCGGTGGAGATCTCGCAGACCAGGTGTGGGACGAAGCCCTGAGCGGTCACACCACGGCAGGGACCGCGGGCCAGACCCTCCAGAACATCGAGACGATGCTGGAGCATGGCACCTACGGCCTGAGCGCTCTCGACACCGACCTCGGGAACATCGAGACCGACACCCAGGACATCCAGTCCAAGATCGGCTCGCCGGCTGGCGCGTCGGTGAGTGCGGATGTCGCGGCGGTGAAGAGCACTGCGGATGCCATCGAGACCGACACCCAGGATCTCCAGAGCAAGGTGGGGTCCACCTTCGCCAACAGCCAGAGCGACGCAGGTTCCGGTCAGCAGGCCATGTACTCGCGGATGGGTGCCCCGGCAGGTGCCAGCATGAGCGCGGACGTGGCGGCGATCAAGAGCGTCGTGGATACCCTCGACGCCAAGATGGCAGGTGCGGCTGTCGTTCCGATGGTGCCGGCCACGCTCATGAGCCCGGCGATCGGCCAGAGTGATCTGGCTATCGAGTTCAGCGCCCTGGCTCGCGACCTCGCCACCGGGGTCCAGGAGTCGCTGGATACTCTCGGTACGAGCCCGACGGGCGAGATGTACGTGGAGTGCCGTGACAGCGCAGGAACCGACAAGGGTTCGCTGCTGTACACCGCGAGCAACCTGGAGACTAACCTGAGTGCGTCGGACAACGAGAACAGCGCTCCGGCGACGACCTACCGAGTGATGAACGACGACGCGAGCATCACAGGGTACTACAACGCGTACTTCAAGGTGGTGGCCGGAGACAGCGGCATGTACATCTTCAAGTTCTATGGCCAGGATACCATCGACGGGACGCCGAGCATCATCGTCGCGACTGCGCAGCTGATGGTCGAGGCGTACCATCGGGTGAACATGGGCCACGCGTTCTAGCCTGCCCTTACAATGGCTCCCGGGGGGCGAGGCTCCCCGGGAGTTCCTTCCCTTCCCTCTCCGTGGTATAGTTTGGCCATCAACCCTACAGGTATGCGCGGAGGTGCGTGATGGTGAAGAAGATCAAGAAGCCCAAGATCAAGACGGCGTACCAGAAGAAGACGCAGTCGGTGGCAAAAGGGAAGATTCCCGGGAAGATGGCGAGACCGTTCCGGATCGAGTTCGATCCGATGGGATGGAAGACGCTCGAAGATGCCAAAGCCGCGATTCTTGCTCAGCCGGCAAGATTCGGTAAGGCGGGGATGATCGTCAATATGGAGACCGGGGAGAGGTATGACATTCTTGGCAATCGATTGCATGTCCTGACGCACAACCAGTATGAAACGGTAGTCGATGTCGTTTCGTCGATGGTGGCTGCACAGTCGGTCAAGCTGCCGTGGAATTCCGTCGATGCTGTCAAGAGGATCGCGAAGCTGGGTGGAACGTTTGCCCAGGACATCAAGAAGAGAACGGCCGAGCTTGTCGAGGGTGTGAAGGGGGCGATGACGACAATCCGGGACAAGGTCCGTGAGTCGGAGAAGAAAAAGGAAGACTCAGAAGATGCAAAGTCTGCCTCCGTCGAAGCTCAAAGCTGATCTTTCCGGGGTTCTGGACGAGCAGAAGATGCTCGGATGGAGTCGCTTCCTTGTTCAAAGAACGATAGAGCTGAGAGATCATGGATTTCCCGTAGTTCCCATGCTCTACGTGTTCAGAAAAATCCTCAAAGAAGACAAGCCGATTCTCACCTTGCCGGGAGCTGGCATAGCGCTTGGCCATCCAATCGATCTGGATCTTGCTGAAGAGGCTGTGCAGGAGGAGGGTGTGGTCGGTTTTTGCGTCATTCAGCTCGGGCAGATGGTCAAGAAGTGGTCGGAACTACCGAAGAAAGAGCTGACCGAGAAGATGGCGTTCGTTCCTTCTGCTGTGGTGGAGAGCGCGCCAAGACAACCCAGGAAGCGGAAGTTCTTCATCTTGGGGCTGTTCACCTCGAAGACGGTCACAAGGAGTTTCGTGGCAGATGTCTACGAAGATGATACGATTGGGAAGATGCGCGAGGGCGCTGGAGCAGTAGCTGGTCCGTTGGTGGAGTTGGGCAATCTTCGGCAGTGGAATTGAGAGATGGACAAAGTCTACGTAGGTCAGGCCCATACGTTGCTCTACCAGGTGGAGTTGCCCGACGACTCAGAAATTACTGTCGAGTGTGAGGTAGAGAGGCCCACGGCGGCTGGCGGGACAGAATGGGTTTCAGTCACCACCTCGGAAGTCACGACGCCGACAGATCACGGCCGATTGTTTCGAGCGTCGTATACGCCGGTAAGAGCTGGGGCTCACGTAGCCTCGTGGAAGATCGTTGACGTCGAGGGTAGCGAGGGGTTCACGAACTTCAAGGCGATCTACGTGGATGGTATCGTGCAGGGGCGGGCCTCGAAGTACGAGGGGTAGGAGCCGAGATGTCGCTGAATATCGTTGGCGAAACCAGTCAGTTCGATTTGGAGATCACGCTGGAGACAGAGGACGGGTCGATCTCGATCGACGCGGACGATACGCCGACAGTAGTAGTCCTGGACGGGGACGAGGTGCAGATCGATACGATCGACTCTGGAGACATCACGAATCCGGAGGTGGGGACGTACATAGCTCCGTGGGCACCGACGCAAGCGGGCGAATTCACGATTCGCTGGACCTACGAAGTCGATGGGACGGAGTATACCGAGGACCACGACGATTACGCGTTTTCGGTAGGAGCGACGACCCAGCGCACGGCGGTGAAGGAATGGGTCCAAAGGCAGTTGGGATACCCGACCCAGTGCGTGGAGTTGACAGACGATCACTTCGACGATGCAGTGACAGAGGCCGAGACGTGGCTTATGGCGCACTTCGCGCAGACGAAGTCGGCGGATTTGACTCTGGTGTCAGGTCAGGGTGAGTATGACGTCGAGAGTGACTGTGCGCTTGTTTACGATGTGGCGTTCCCAGGTGTAGACACCATCATGGACGTGGTAGGGTCGGAGTCGTTTCTCGGCCTGAGCGGGCTCCCATATAGCTACATGACGACGTCAGGCGGGGGAGGCATGAGGCTTGGCCCGGATGTCTACCAGACGTATCAGTACCACGAGCAGCTACGTCGTGTTCTATCGAACGACAGAAGCTGGCACTACGATCAATACGCGCAGACGTTGCACCTGAGCCCCCTGGAGCTGACCGGGACGGCGAAGTACTACTACGTGTCGGATCTCGTGGATTACTCGAAGATCACGAAGCAGCGGTATTGGCTGCTGCGGAGATGGGCGTTGGCGTGGGCGAAGATGGTGCTCGGAAATATGCGATCGAAGTACTCCGAGGTGGCGGTCGCGGGGGGCAAAGTTTCGATGAACGGCGAGACGTTGGCGGGCCAGGCCGAGACGGAGATGGCAGACCTGAATGAGAAGGTGAAGGGCCTGACGCCCCCTATGCCATTCATCACTGGGTAGGGCATGTTTCAGTGGAGAATCTGCAGTTGACCTGTTATCCTCTGGAGAGGTACAACGTGGGTACAACTGCAGTGTGAGGTACAAAAGATGTCCGAGATGCTGGCAATGTTGGCAGATGCCCTAACGGATGAGCAGATCAAGCAGTTCGGGCTCAGTGAGCATGTGATCGTGGAACATCGCGAGGCGGAGCCCCCGACACCGGACGGTGGGCAGCCTGGGGAGTCCGAAAAGGAGAAGAAGATGACGGACATGAAGGAGGCCGCGGAGATCCTCGACGCCGAGCTGGCGGATCTGAGCGAAGCCAACCCCTTTCACGATTCGGATACGGGCAAGTTCACGGACCTGAGATCCATCAAGGGCAAGGGCGAGGGGTCCATGTCCTTCCAGCTGTCCGGGCACAAGCTCAGGAACCCCAAGTCCAGGAAGGTCATGGGCACCGGCAAGGGCAAGGACAAGCCGAGCACGAAGGCCCGATGGAAGCGCAAGGGCTGGAACACCTTCCAGAAGGCGTGTGGTCGTGTGGCGCGCGAGAAGGGGAAGAACATCCGCTGTCATGACGGAGTGAACCCCACGGCGCGAACTGCTCCGGCGCATGGCAAGAGCGCGAAGGCGAAGGCCCAGCTGCGCAAGAAGATGCCGGGCATCACGTTCGTCAAGAGCGGTCGTCGCCTGAAGAGACGGGCTGTGCGCGAGGATATCAACGAGGAGCGCACGTTCGTGAAGCGGGGCGATCTTTCCGAGGAGCTTCGCTCTCTCCTGTAGTGTTCCCGTAGCCTGGAGGTGGCATGGGAACCGGAACACCATTCTGCACCGACGAACAAGATTGGGCGCAATCGATTGCGCAAGACTACGCACAGTGGTCTGCGAACATGCTCAGTGCGACCGGAGCTGTAGCGTACTACGCGCTGGATAGAGCCGAGAACTACAACTCACTCTACCGCGAGACATCTGACCAGGGAGACTACCGAGGCCCCTACGCCTTCATCTGCACGGTGGAGTTCGAGGAAGCCAACGGCCAGTACGAGCAAGACACCGAAGACGGGATCATCGAGCGCGAGTACGATGGGATTATGAGTGTGGACGTGCTCACGTGGAACACGGATGTAAATGCGGCAGATGCAGATCCTGAGCAGGGATTCTCCGCGCCCCATGAGGGGGATGTGGTAGGATTCCATACGACTACTTCGAAGCCGTGGTGGTTCGAGGTTCTGAAGGTCGAGGAGAACGGCAACTACGGTCCCACGAACGTGTTCACGGACTGGAAGTTGACGCTGAAGCGGCGGAAGTCGTTCGATCCCGAGCGGAGAGTGACGTAATGCCAGCCTGGCTCAAAGGAAAAGACGCAGAGAAGGCATGGCAGTGGGCCAAGGGGAAGGTCCGCGAGCAGTATCCGAAGATAGACTCGGAAAAGGACTCGGATCGCTTCTACAAGCTCGTGACGACGCTCTACAAGAATCGGTGCACGAACCCGGACTACGAGTGCGAGCCGAAGAATGAGGAGACGGTGATGTCGAAGATCGACTGGAAGAAGGCTGCGGAGATCCTCGTGAAGCCCGAGCTGGGTGAGGACATGTTCGGCATGAAGACCGAGGCGAAGGATCTGGAGAAGGGCCAGAACGTTCTCGTGCTTTCCAAGATCGGCAGGACGGTCGGATCGGGAGTGGTCGAGACCGTGACGGACGAAATGGTGTCCATCCGAAGCAGCAACGGCGTGGATCAGCTTCGGGAGTATGCGACGTCCCTGTATGACTTCGCGGTGATGCAGGCGAACGAAGCTGGCGAGCCGAATTTGGACGAGGCATCAACCCAGGTGCCCGATCCGGGGCGTCAGGCCGATTCAGGCCCTCTTCCAGTGACGGCGGGAAGCAGGGAGCTGAGAGCCGGGGTGAAAGTGCTCCTGAAGCTGTTCAAAAACGACCGGATGTGGTCCGAGCAGATCTGGACGGACATCAAGACCCACGGGATCGACCGGGCCGCGAAGAAGCACGGCTTGACCGCGGACAAGAAGAAGAACGTGCAGCGCCAGCTGAGGCTGGCTGGCGCGATCTAGGGATCAAAGTAGCTCCAGTAGGGAGCAGGTAAGGGACATGGAGAAGATCTACGAGGAGTTACGAAGAAACGGATTCACCTTCGTTTGTGCAAGCTGCAATCGATTGCAAGAGGTATGGGGAAGACGCCTTCACAAGAGAGAGGTGTCGGTTTCTTGCGGGATGAGCGGTTGCGGCGGTCCCAGTATGGGGAGGACGTTTCCTGATTACAAAGGGCCACTGACGAGGGCGGTGCTAGTAAACCTCTGCTACTTTTGCGGCGAGTCGAGCGTCGGGGCCGTCCGGATAGGCCAAAGCCGGGTAGGCGTGTGCAAGAAGCACATGGAGAGAGCCAAGAAGGATGTGAAGAAGGTTGCTGGCGGAATGGTCAAAGAAGAGACCGTCCAGCTTGTAGGCTGACGTGCCGAAGCGCCCCAAAAAGACCATGCTCGACATCCAGTTGAGCCCTGGTACGCGGAAACTACTCAAGAATCTAGACCAGGTAGAGAGACGTTGGGATCAGGCCGTGCGCCGGTTTCTCGGCCAGGTAGCGGTACAGGCGGAGGAAATCGTTCGCGAGGAGGGGGCTGGAATTGAGTATGTGGACTATCGCGAGCTGGAGATCGTGACGCTTGCGCGCAAGGTCGAAAGCATGGACTCAGTAGCGTTGGTTCTGCCGAGGATGACCAGAAACCTGTCATCGGCTGAAATGAAGCAGACGGTAGTTTACTTCGAGCTGGCGCAGAGAAGTGACGAGGGAAGGGGCGTCAACCCAGCGTTGCGGAACAAGATGGCGGTGTTGCGGGAGTTCTCACCGTGGCCGACGTGTATGGTCCAGTTGATGAGTTTGAGACGGCAGGACGCGCGTATCATCACGAGAAGGGTGAGCACGGACGAGTACCTGGCGAGGATGAGCCAGCTGCTCAAGAACGGAGTGGTGCGGTCGTGGATGGCGAAGTGGGGTGTGATCGGGAATCAGGTTCCTGTCAAGACTGCAAAGAAGAAGCTTCTTGGGAGAAGGATCTCTGGTAAGATCGAGGCCCAGGAAGATGTGGCGTGGCGCGTGGCGCGCATCGAGTTTGGCCTAAAGGGTGAGCAGGCGCAGCCCCACTGGCGGAAAATGGTCCGCACGACGGCAAAGGGCGACAGGTATCTAGCGGAGAAGTTCATCCGGTACTTGCTTGGAGACAGACGGGCATTGCCGAATCTGGTAGTAGGAACGGGTGGTCAGGAGATGTTCGAGAAGATCGAGTGGTTCCAAGGGCTGATTCTCGGAAGGCGTAAGGTGCCGCGATGACGGCGACGGTAGGGACAGTATTCATCGGTGATTTCGATCTTGGAGTCGTCCTGAGAGTCGGCGGGGAGTTGGTGGACTACACGGTTGATGGCGGGACGAGGCAGGAATACGCGATCAACATGACTGGAGTGACAGGGCCTTCGGAGTATGGAGGGCATGTTCCGATCTTCTTCGTGGCAGGGAGAGTGCCGTTTAGTCCGCGAATTTTTCCATGCGTTGTGATCCGAAGACAGGACCCCGAGTTGGCGATGCAGAATGGTGGGCAGTCATGGGGAGTGGAGGATCGTATCCCGTCAGATGGAGCAAGCGAGGTCACGATCGAGTTTCCTGACGGAAGCGAAGAGACAGGGTACGACAGTTACGACTCGAAGCAGCCGGCCCCACCTTACAACCTCAGATACGAGATCATTTTGCATGCCCGGGGGGGTAGAGCGCAGCAAGATTCGAATCTGATGCTGAAGCATATGATGGAGATTTTCACGCCGCCAGGCGGGCTGATTTACGTGACGGACTCGATAGATGACGAAAGAAGTTACGATGCCTTCATTGAGAGTATGAATCAGACGACAGAAGTGCTAGACTTGACAGCGCGCGACGTAGGGTGGACCCTTACGTTGTTGATTCATGGTGAGCTGGACGTGAGGGCCGTGACTTCAGAAGTCTCTGTATACCAGTTGCCGACAGTAGACACGGCCAAGATGGATGAGTTGGAGGAATAGCATGCCCTGGTACTTCTACAACGGCAAGGTGACTGTCCCGGTGAAGCGACCCGATGGTGTTGTGGAGTCGGTGAGGCCCAGAGGGCATGTGAGGACCGAGCAGCAGTACGTGCGGAAGTACGGGTCGAGCTTCATCCGGTGCGCTCCCCCCAAGGGGTACGCGGAGCCGCCCAAGCCCAAGAGTCGGGAAGAGGTGGAGTCACCCAAGGAGATCGAACCCTCGCCGATGGCCAAGGCTATCGAGTACGAGGGCAGCGTGAAGAACGACAAGAGTGAGCTGATTCGAGAGAGCGCAGAAGAGCGCAGGGAAAAGCCGGAGCGTGGCGCGAAGCGAGAGGTTGCGGAAGAAGAGGCCGAGGCAGATGTCGAGGACGAGAAGCCCAAGAAGTCCAGGGGCAAGAAATCCAAGGATGAGAAGAAGTCCAAGGATGAGAAGAAGTCCAAAACTGCCACAAAGCCGAGGATTCGCCGCAAGAAGTCGCCGAAGAAGTCGAGCGAGTAGGGTTCGACACAGCGCCGAGGTTGGTAGAAGCTGAACAGTAACGCGTAGAACGCAAGGAGTTTCCCATGCCCGAGTACAACGCTCCCGGACCCTATATCGAGGAACTCGCTGGAGGCCCCGCGCCGATCCAGGGGGTAGCGACCTCGATTCTCGCCCTTGTCGGCTGGACCGAGAAGGGGCTTGTCAACGAGCCGACGCTGATCAGTGGCATGGCAGAGTTTCTGCGACTGTTCGGCAACTACATCAGCGCAGGTCTGATTCCCACCATCGCGCATGCCTTCTTCAAGAATGGAGGGATGTACGCTTACATCAACCGAGTCGTGGGTAGTGGAGCGACGGCGGGTGTGGCGTACCTGACGGAGCCGGTGGCCAACGAGGACAGCGGTGACGACGGGGACAACGCTACGCTGACGTTCAGCTGGGAGGCAGCGGAGACGCCGATCGAGCCAGCTTCATGGACGCATTCCCACTGGAGGCGAGGGACGCCCGTAGCGGGCGCTACAGCGGTGTCCACAGCGCCGGACGGAGCGATCGTCATCTGGAAGACGTCCGGTGCCGGAGCGGGTGAGGGGACTTTCGTGACCCCGACCCTGGCGGATGGCCTGGAGCCAGGATCGGTGACGATTGATTGGGTGAGCGGCACTGTCGCAAAGAGCATGACCGATGACGGCGAAGGCGGTTTCACCGGAGACGGAAATGCAGCGGGCAGTACCATCAACTACCTCACTGGAGCGATCGTCTTCGACGCGACTGGAGACATCCCGGATGCAGGGCTGGTGAGTACGATTACCAACGACTACACGCCGATGGAGCAGGAGACGGACGGTGTGGCGAGTGCAGCGGGCGTGATCAGCGGAACGAACATCGCGAGCGGAACGATCGACGCCACGACGGGAGAGATCTCGATCACTTACACCGTGGCTCCGTCCGCAGTGTATCCGACCGCAGCGGCGTCTGTGGCGCAGAGCCTCCTCTACAGCTACGAGCAGGTGCTCTGGCAGATCGACATGCGATGGGAAGGCGTCAAGGGCAACGACTACCGGATCACCGTGGAGGGAGCCGCCGGCTGGGAGAACGACGCGACAGGAACGTTCGATCGCTGGACGGTCAGACTCTGGGAAGCCGACGCAAACGACAACTACTCGAACATCGAGACGTATGCGGAGTTGGACTTCACTACCTCGACGTCAGCGCAGTTCTTCCCGACCGTGGTCAATGACACCGTGAACGGGTCGAAGAACATCAGCGTGACAGACGTTGGTAACACCGGAGTGCCTTCGAGTCTGTACGGCTCGGCTGTGACCGATGAGGACACGGGCGAGGACGGGGATGGCACCACGACCGAGTTCACCTTCACTCTGGAGGAGGCGAGCTGCTGGCCTACGACACTGACGATCTCCTGCGATGGTGACGAGATCACCGACGACGGAGACGGGAACCTGACCGGAGACGGGACGGGCACCATCGACTACGACACTGGAGAGGTGGAGGCGACCTTTACCGCAGCTCCGGGAGTGGACAGCATCCTGGCGACCTACTACACCGGAGCGACTTACGACGAAGATGCTCCGCTGACCGAGGACATGACGGGCGGAGCGGACGGTTCCGCAGTGACCAGCTCGGAGATCACGGCAGCAGCACTGGAGGCCGCTGACGAAGGTATCTACGCGCTCAACAACGTGGAAGATGATTTGCTGGTGAGCATCCCGGACTTCGCCGGAGACGAGGACGTGGATGGTGCGCTGCTGGACTTCTGTGAGGCGAAGAAGGACAGGTTCGCCATCCTGACGACCCCGGTAGGCACGACCTACACCAGCGCTGTGAACTACAAGAAGCGGACTCTGAACAAGAACAACAACAGCTACGGTGCGATCTACTGGCCGTGGGTCCAGGTCACTGACCCAGTGACGAACAGGCCAGCTTACATTCCTCCCATGGGACACGTGGCCGGAAGGTACGCGTACACCGACCAGAACGAGAACGTGGGCAAGGCTCCGGCAGGTCCCGACGATGGTGCGCTGAAGTGGTGCACGGGTCTGGAGAAGAGCCCGACCAAGGCCCAGGTTGGGCATCTGTACAAGAACCGAGTCAACCCGCTGGTAGACTGGCCGGCAGTGGGGAACCGAGCGATCTGGGGAGCCAGGACGCTCCAGGTGAATGGCGAGTTCGGGAACATCCAGGCACGCCGCCTGTTCATGTTCTTGGAGAAGAGCATCTACAACGCCGTTTACACTCACGTGTTCGAGAACAACAACGCGAACCTGAGAACGGGTATCAAGCTGCAGCTGGACAGCTTCATGTTGCGGCTCACCAACAACGGGTATTTCGAGAGCAAGGTGCCCACGGAGGCGTTTCAGGTCGTCTGCGACGAGTCGAACAACCCGGCTGAGGACGTGGCGCTGGGCATCCTGGCAGTGGACATCTACGCTGCGCCGAACAAGCCGGCCGAGTTCCTTCCGCTGCGCTTCCGGCAGATGCTTGCTCAGTAGATGACTCTGCGCGGCGGGTAGTGGTGAGAAATCCGCTACCCGCCGACGCCGAGAGATGGTAAAACTAGAGAGACTGGTCCTGTAGTGGACCTGGAGGAAGAAAGATGACGAAGCAGCAGACCGAGGGCGTGGATGCCAAGCAGTACGTGACCGACTACAACAAGACGATGGCCGATGTGGAGACAGGTCTCCTGTATGACCGCGTCGAGGCAGGCATGGCCGTGACGGATGCCTACGAGATCCCCGATCCGGACATGGCGCACGCCAGCGACAAGGGTCAGCCGCCCGAGAAGAAGTAATTCGACTCGGGAGGGAGTAGGTCATGGGTGCGATTCCAGTGGTTTTCACTCAGGAGTTCGAAGACGGAGACTCGATCTCCGGTGCGGCGTATTCCGGGAGTGGAGCCGGCCTGATAGCTGACGGAGGCCGTTACCGTCAGTACAAGCTACCGGCAGACACAGACCCCATCGACGGAGGTCTTCTTCCTATCGGGGAGCAGGGCTGGGATAGCTCGTACAAGACCCTCGAAGGAGCGTTGATCTTCAGTGATGGAGCGACGTCGATCCAGCTGATCGCGGTGGACCCCGATGACATGGAGTACGAGCTGGCTTCCGCGTCGGGAGAAGTGTTGAAGCTGACAACCAGGGAGACCTACCCTCTGCTGCCCGAGTGGCAGTTGAAGGTGGTGGTGGACAACGCAGTCGGAGCCGATGGAGCAAAGGTCACGGTTGCCGTGGCTTTGTGGTTCCAGCCGACCGCAGCGCAGTTCGGATAGGGAGAACAGGACATGTCCAGGACAGAAGCATCGGACCCCCTACACGGGTTCCAGTTCCATCTCAGGACGGAGGATGACTACCTTCGGTTTACCGACGTCGAGGGTGAGTCTGCGCTTCCGGGTGAGGCCGGCTTCCAGTCGATCACCATGCCGGAGCTGTCGCAGGAACCTTCCGAGTACCGCGAGGGCTTGCATACCTACACGCGCAAGTTCTTCGGTATCCCGACAGTCACGGACATCACGTGCATGCGTGGAGTCGCCAAGAAGGACACGACGTTCTTCGACTGGATGATGCTGGGGATCAATGGTGGAGCCGTCCGCCAGGATCTCACCATCTTCCAGTGGCACAGAGACGGGTTCGGGGATCTGAGCAAGGCCCGCCAGGCCAAGTGCTACGAGTGTCTCCCGATGCGCGTGAAGCCGGCTGCCGACCTGGAGGCGAGCACGACCGAGGTGTCCCTGGCAGAGATGGACATCGCGATCGAGAGTTTCGATCTCGTGGACGCAAGCTAGGGATCACCATGAAGGCTCTGATCGAAGCCCTGATCGACGAAGGTGGGCGGTTTTTCCAGTCCCGGAGACAGAGTCGTCGTCGCCGTGAAGCTCCCAAGTGGGTCCGGAGAAATCGGCTGCGTCGCGGTTCGGAGCGTTTCAAAAGCGGCATGAGCGGCCAGAGCGACAGATACGTAGCTCGTGCTGCAATGAAGGGCAAGGGCGCGAAGGCCAAGGCTGCGCAGCGCGAGATGTTCAAGCGGATGCAGGAGAAGTAGATCCGGTCGCGGCTGCAATCGAT